TAATGTAAACTAATAAAATAAAATAATGTCAACTTGTCAACTTGTCGTAAAATCAATGTTTTGTTTTAATAAAATAATATTTTTTGTTAGTTGGGGCTTGACGGGTGTGGGATAATATTATAGAATTAAATTAAGGAGAGTGATAAATAGTGAGTTTTAATATAAGAGATTATGTAAGTGATGACCATGTAGAAAGTATTGGAGAAATAGTAAAAAGTCAAAGTGCTATTATTCAAGCATTATCATTAGATAATTCACAAAAAGATAAAGAAATAGAAAGACTAAATAATATCATAAATGAATTAGAAAAAATATTAAATGAGAATGTAGAACTAACTTATGTTCATTATGGGAGAAGACAATATAACAAAACCTTAACAGAGGGTGGATTGTTATTTAGAGATTATATTAAAAGTAAATTACAAGAACTAAAAGGAGATTAATATGTGGGTATTGGTACAAAGTAATAGAAACAAAACGAGAGTTAAATATTTAGTTAGTATGGAATATGATGCTATAATTAAATACATCCATACATTTTCAAAAGTAAAAAAATATAGTGATTATAAATGGGTAGTTATGGATGGAGATATTAGTTTTGATATAATGTTAGGAGATGTAATAAAGTGAGAAGAAAGAAAAATAAAAAATCAACTTATGTATCAAAAGGAACAGGAAGTAAAATAATACATACTGGGCATGGATCAGTAGCAAAAGAGAGGAGAAATAGGGGAACTCCTAAAAAGGATTTAGAAAAAGATACAAGAAAGTTAGTAAGAGAAGTAAATGCTAGACTTAATACATTAGAGAGAAGTTATAAGAGTGGAACATGGGCTAGTAAAAGATTAAAAAACAAGTTAGGAACATTTAAAGTAAGAGCATGGACTAAATCTGGAAGAGTTAGATTAAGAAGTAATTTATCAAAGGCACAATTAACAGCAATACATAAAGCCTTAACTAATTTTTTAAATAGTAAAACAAGTACCAAAAGAGGTATAGAAGATGTTAAAAGAAAACAAATAGAAAAGATAAAAGAACGTCTTTCTTTAGATGATGAGGAAGCTGAAGAAGTAACAGATGAAGATGCTGAATTTTTTTATGATATGTTTGGAGATAATGATTTTGATGATTTAACAGAAAAAATTGGAGCAAGTGCTTTACAAGCTGCTATTGAAGATGCAATTGAGGCTAATGATTCAGAAGATATGTTTTTACAAAGATTAGAATGGTATGGAGGAGTTGAGATGCAAGATTTAGATTTACGAGAAAAAGCAATAAGAGTATATAATAAATATGTAAAAGATAGATAGGAGGCTTATAATGTTATATTGGGATAAATATAATGGAATAGGCCATATTGCTGATATAAAAGGTAAGAAAAAGTTTTATGATAATAATATTTATACTTTTGATATAGAAACAAGTTCTTACTTTATATTAGATGGAGTTATACATCCTCCTAAAGATTATTTAAAGTTATCTCAAAAGGAAAAAGATAGAACTATTAAAAGAAGCCATATGTATATATGGATGTTTGGAATAAATGATATTGTTTATTTTGGTAGAACGTGGAATGAACTCAAAGTATTTTTAAAAAGAGTAAATGATCATATTGGAGATATGAAATATTTATTCATTCATAATCAAAGTTTTGAGTTTCAATTTTTAAAGAGTAATTTTCATTTTGAAGATGTAATGGCTCGTAAAGCTCATAAAGTTATAACAAGTGTTTTAAGAGATTATAAATTTACGATTCGATGTAGTTATATGATGAGTAATACTCGTCTTGCTAATCTAACTGAAATGTTTGGATTAGATATTAAAAAGAAAACTGGGGATTTAGATTATAATTTAATAAGAAATCCCAATACTCCATTAACTGAAAAAGAGTATGGATATTGTGAGTATGATATATTAGTATTATATGAATACATTAAAAAAGAACTAGAAGTATATGAGGATGTAAAACATATACCTACTACTAATACTGGAAAAGTAAGAAGAGAACTATATAATCTAGTAATGACAGATTATAAATACAAAAGAATTGTACAAAGAGCAATTAATACAAATCCTCATATATACAACTTACTTTGTGATAGTTTTATGGGGGGGTTTACTCATGCTAATTGGATATTTGCAGATTCAGTACTAAAAAATATTGATTCATATGATATAGCTTCATCCTATCCATTTGTACTTTGTACTTATAAGTATCCCTCTAGTGAATTTAAATCATGTGGAATAAGAAGAAGAGAAGATATGTCTCGGAGGTTTGCTTATTTATTAGTAGTTAAATTTAAGAATGTAGAATGTAAGTATTTTAATAACTTTATAAGTGCTAGTAAATGTAGGAACTTACGAGGTGCTAAGTATGATAATGGAAGATTAATGAGTGCTAAAGAATTTGAAATAACTTTAACTGATATAGATTTTTATTTCTTTTTAGATACATATAAATGTAGTTATGAAATCTTAGAATGTTATTATGCAACTTTAGCTTATTTACCAATAAAATTAATTAATTTTATATTAGATAAATATGTAGGAAAAACAGAATTAAAAGGTGTAGAAGGAAAAGAGATGGAATATGGTAGAATCAAAGGAATGTATAATGCGATTTTCGGAATGACAGTCACGAATACCATTAGGGATGAAGTTTTATACCATGATTTTAATGGAACATGGGAAGAAAAAGAATTAACGAATGAAGAGATAGTTGAAAAATTAAAAAATGAGCAGAAAAAAGGTTTTCTTTCTTTTTCATGGGGTGTTTGGTGTACGAGTTATGCAAGAAATAATCTATTAAGAAGAGTAATTGAGTTAGATGAAAATATTGTATATTGTGATACAGACAGTGCAAAACTCGTTCAAGGATATGATAAAGGAGTATTTGAAAGATATAATGATAGTGTATTAAAAAGAATAAAATTAACATCTAAATTATTAAGGATTCCAGAAGATAGATTTTCTCCAAAAGATATAAAAGGAAGAGAACATACTATGGGTTTATTTGAATTAGAAACAGAAAAAGGAAGATGTTATACTTATGATGAGTTTATTACGCAAGGAGCTAAGAAATATGCTTATAATATAGATGGAATAAATCATATAACAGTATCTGGAGTTCCAAAAAGTGCTGCTAAAAGTTTGAAAAGTTTGGATGAATTTAGAGATAATTATGTTTTTGAGTTTGAAGAAGGAGAAAAGAATGTACTTTATTATACAGAAGAACAGACTCCATTAGAAGTAACAGATTATTTAGGGAACTCTTATTTAATAAAGGATAAGAGTGGATGTTGTATCTTACCTACTACATATGAACTTTCAAAGGCTTTAGATTATGCAATATTAGTTAATGATGAGACAACAAAAAGAGCAAGATATAAGGAGGGATAATATGTCTATTAGAAGAGATGAAAGAATATATATTACTAATTTTAATAGAAAAAAAGATTTATATAGAGATACTAGCAAAGAAGAAAGAGCTAAAGAATTAAATAATGTAATATGTCCTAGATGTAAATATCAAAATCATATACATTATGTTAGAAAATATGGTAAATGTAATTTATGTGGAATTACATTAGATAATAATTATTTTAAAAGACAGTTACTTAGGAGGTTAAAGAATGGATGATTTTAATAATGAGGGATTAGGTTATTTATTTTTAATTATATTTGCTTTTACTTTGATATTATTAGGATTTATTATCAATTATTTTAATTTATATAGATTTAAAAAATGTTATGAAAATAATTTTACAATGTATTATTGTGAAAAATATAAAACTTATTAGGAGGGATATAATGAACAAAGAAGAAGATTTAAAATATATTAATAGCTTCAGTAAAATAACATTAACAAAAGCATGTAATCATTTTGGATATAATATATCTAATATAAGAAGTGGTAATTCTACAGAAGAAGCAACTCATAATGTAAGAAAATATATTGAAAATGAGATAGCGAATATTTATAAGAATGAGAGTATGAAATATGTCGAAAAAAATAATTCATTATAATTTAGATTCAATTGATAGAGAGGGTGCTAATTTTAATCTTATATGGGGAGAAAAAGCAAATGGTAAGAGTTATCAAGTAAAACATAAAAAAGGTATATTAAAATATATTAATGATTCAACTAATTATTATTCTAGCTATTTAGATAAAGATAAAATAATAGAAGAAAGTTGTAAAAGTGGTTCAAGATTTATTTTAATGAGAAGATTTAGAGAAGAAATAACTCCTTCATGGATAGAGTCTTATTTTTCAGATGTAGATATTGAAAAGATTACTAATGGAGAATATAACATGGTAACAATGTACAGGAAGGAGTTATTTTTAACTTTTTATGATATAGAAAATCATAAATCAAAAAGAGGAGAAAAGATAGGATATGCTGTAGCACTTTCTACTGAACAGAATTTTGCTGGAGGAGTTTTCTTAGATGTTAATGATATTATATTTGAAGAGTTTATGAGTAGAACATATTACTTGAAAGATGAGGCAAACAAGCTCATGACTTTCTATTCTACAGTTGACAGAAAAAGAGGAACAACTAGACTTTGGATGGTAGGAAATACAGTAACTAGAGTTTGTCCTTATATTCAAGACTGGGGTCTTTCTCGTATTATGTTTTCTATGAGGCAAGGAGAAATAAAAACTACATGGCTTCCTACTGAAGAAGAGGATGAAGAAGGAAGAAAAATATTTGTTAAACTTGCAATAGAACATTGTAAGAGTGCTGGAGGAAGTAACTTTGTTATAGGAACTCATGCAAAGTCAACTAATAAAGGAGAATGGCAAAGTGATCCTCAACCTAAACTTCCAAAAAGTTATAAGGAATATAAGTTTCTATATAGAATTATGTTTTGCTATAAAACTTTTAAATGGGTAGGAGAATTATTGCAAGATAAAAAAACAAAAGATTTAGTATGGTTTATTAAGCCCTACTCTAAAGAAATAAATAATAAAACTTTAGTTTTTAGTGATATAATAAAGCCAAGTAGATATTATCAAAGAGATATATATAATCCATCTATAAGAAATGAGAGGATAAAATCTATTTTAGAAACATTTAAAGAAAATAGAATATTTTATGCCACTGATTTATGTGGAACAGAGTTTAAACAAAGTATTGATTTTGTTATTAGAAAATAAAAGGAGGGATAATAATGGGATTAAGAAATAGTGAGATTATAATATGTAGAAATATAAAACTAGATAAAGATTATAAGAATGTTTTAAGTTATACAGAAAGTGAAATGCTTACTTTATGTAGACAAAATGCTGTAGCAAGTGCAACTGATTATTCATTTATTAGAAAAGAAAGAGGATATATAAAAACATCTTTTAGTTATACAGATGCTTTAAAATGTAATTATTTAGCTTTTCAAAATAAAGATTATTCTAATAAATGGTTTTTTGCTTTTATTGATGATATAGAGTACTTATCTGATGGAACTTGTGCTATTAATTATACAGTAGATATATTTTCTACATGGTGGGATTATTGGGTACAAGAGCCTTGCTTAGTATTAAGAGAGCATGTTTTATCGGATAATATAGGAGAACATACTTTTCCAGAAAACTTAGAACATGGACCTTATATGTGTAATAATTATACAGAAATTGGAGGGTATGATGTAGAACAGTGCTACACAGTAGTTGCAACAACATGGCTACCAACTAATACTCCAGGTCTTACTCCTACACAATATTATGGAGGAGTATTTAGTGGAGTTTATATGATAGCATTTCCAACTAAAACAGATGCAACAAACTTTTTACTTGCGATAGATGGATTAGGTAGAGCATCCTCTATTGTTGCTGTATTTATGGCTCCAGCTAATATATGTGTACCTAATACTTCATTTCAAGCTGATTTAGTATCTAAAGCAAATAATATGGATGGAACAATAGTTGATAAAACATATCATATAAACGCTTTATTTATAGGTAATAATAATGGAGTAATGAGTGATTATGGAGATATTACCGTTAGTATTAATAATACTTTAAATGGATATACTCCCAAAAACAAAAAACTTTATTCTTGGCCTTATAACTATTTACTTGTTACAAATCATGTAGGAGGTAATGCTGAATTTCATTATGAAGATTTCATAGGTAATACTCCTATATTTAATATAATAGGAGTATTAAGTGTAGGTTGTTCTATTAAATTATATCCAAAAAACTATAATTTAATTGCTGATTCTCCTACATCTAATCCAGGATTTAATTCTGGTATTATTGCTGCTAAGTTTCCAGTATGTAGTTATAAAAGTGACTCATTTGTCAATTGGATGACACAACAAACTGTTAATAGAACAATGTCAAAAGTTTCAACAGCAACAAAAATAGTATCAACTTTAGCAACTGGAACTGACGATGTAACAAGTGGAGGATTATTTAGTCAACAAGCTAATTATGTATCTGAAGTATATGAGCATTCTCTAGTTGCTCCTCAAGCTATGGGAAGTTTGAATGGAGCTGAGGTTACTTTCGCAAGAAATGAACAAAATTTCGGATTCTATAAAATGAGTATAAAAGAAGAATATGCAAGAAAGCTAGACGCTTATTTCAATAAATTTGGTTATCAAGTAAACGAGATAAAACTTGCTGAACAAACAACGAGACCATATTGGAACTTTGTACAAATTGGATCTTATGAAAATATAGGTTATTCTAATAACAATAATGTTTCAATTCCAGCTAATGATATGGAAAATATTAATAAGATATATAGAAATGGTGTAACTATTTGGCATGATCATGCAAACATTGGCAATTATAGTTTAGATAATACAATAGTTTAATACAAATAAAAAGAACTCATTATGAGTTCTTTTTAATATTGTTTAATTTTATCTAAGAATTTTTTAAATTCACATGCATTAAATGTACCAATCTTTTTAGCACCATGAGAATTAGGATGTAAACCATCAAGCAAATCTTCACCATTTGATCCAGTTGTTTCATTAATACCGTTAATACCACATTTTTCTGTATCAATACAATAGTTAGAACCAAATCCACATAGTAATTTTAAATTATCTCCCCATTTAATAATGTCAATTACATTTCTAGTTGTATTAGCAGCTTGAATAGGAGTACACCACACTATCATAGCATTTGAATATAATTCATGTAGTTTTTCATTAACCCATCTAAATGCTCCAGCATCTGTTTTTCTATTAACAGTAGATAAATCTTTAGCAGTACCATCATTATTATAATATTGATTGTAAGCATCAGTAGAAGATGTTGTAATTCCACCATTTGTTCCAATTGCAATAAATATTATATCTGGAACTTGATAATTAACTACATTATTAATAACTTTTTGCACTTGATTGCATAATACATTATTTTCATTATTATCAGCTCCATTAAATACTGGATTACCATCTAAAACAGTATTTGCTTTATCGTGCATTGTAGCACCTATAACAGCAATATTATCAATGTTTGATAATGAAATAATATTATTGAAATATGTTATCCATGACCTATTTCCAGTTAATTGAGTAATACTATCTCCAAAAAACATTGCTTTATAACTTTCTGATTGATTTTTATTTTCTAATGCTTTTATTAAATCATTAAAATTATTAAATTCATTATTAATATTAATTGTTGCTTTATATATAACATGAGTATTTGTTGTTATATTTTTATTTAATCGGTAACATATTCTTGCTTTTCCATCAACAAAATAATTATCAATTATTGATTGAGTTAATGTTAAATCATATGTATCAGTTTCTGAATTATAAGTAAAATTTGTATTAACACTTTGTGATGTTAAAGGATATAATCCAATTCCAGATATATGATCCATATTATCAACTTTTGTTTTAATTATATCTCCAATTTGTGGATTGTCAATATAAATTGGATTAAAAGGATATAGTGGACTAGATATAATATTGTCATAAGATAATGTATATTTATTTTCAATTTTGAATCCAGTGATAAATGAAGTATTTGCTGCAGTAAATGGATAATACATTATTCTATCTTGTAAATATACATTTTCATTATTAACTATATTGTATTTTAAATCAAGATAAGTTGATTTTGTATAATCAATTAATTTTGTTAAATCACTTAATTTTATTAATTGATTAAAATTATCAGGATAAATTGCAAAATTTTCCGTATAACATGCGAATCGACAATATGCAGCATCTTCTGGAGCTGTTACAACTTGATTTACTCCAGCACCGAAAGCAACAGAATTATCACTTATATATGTATTACTATCATCATACCATGCAACTCTCATGGCTTCGCCATTTACTAATTTGTTTGTTATAAAACAATATTGTTCTCCAGCAACTACTGGAAAATATTCTGGGTGATAACAACCATTAAAATTTATGATAGCTCCATTACTACTTTGAATTGTTTTATTTTGTATCCATCCAGTTTTTGGAATCATTCCCTCTTTAATAAAAGCTGTTTCATAATATGGATAAATGCTATCTTCTATTAATTCTATTGATTGATAAACTCCACCAGATGCCCAATCTGATGAACTATCATCATAATAATACCAATTTCCATTATTTGTAACTAAATAAATTCTACTATGATCTGGATCAGCTGCTGTTAAATTAGCAACTGTTTCATATACACCAGCTGGAGATCCAGATGCCACACTATTAACTTTATTTTCAATATTACTAATATCTTCTTTAATATCAGTAAAAATATTATCAATTAATGCTGTTAAACTTCCATCCTCAGCCATTTCATCAAGTTTATTATTAATTTCATCTTGAACATCTAAATTAGTAAAGTAATTATCTACATAATCTTTTAATGTAATAAAAGCATTATATAAAGCTAATACAGTTTCATTAGTAGTATTTTGATTTTTTATAACATCATTTAAATATTCAACAACCTTACATAATAATTGGTAATCTGTAATAGCATCAAAATCTTTTTCTATATAAGGAAAATTAGTAAGTTGTTGCATATTTAATAATATTAATTGTTTGAAATTTGGTTTTTCTATATCTATATTCATATTATCCCTCCTTTATACTAATCCATAAAATAATGGATCTAATTGTTTATATATCATAGAATATATACTTTCTTGTGTATCTAAAAATTCTTTATATATTTTTATTTTATCTGATGGACTTTTGGTTATAGTTTCATTTGTAGTTCTGGAATCTTCTCCATCACTTCCAGAAGTTACAGAACTACTATTTTGATCATAACTATAGAATGAAACATATTCCCCACTTTGTACATCTTGGATTCTATTTTGGGGAGCATCATTACTTCTTGAATCTACTGATCCAGAAGTAGATGATGTAGTATCAATAGAATTACTACCTTCTTCTTCCTTAACTCTTACTTCAACTTCTCCATCATTAAATAAATCCCATCCTTCTAACATATTAAACATTTTATTATATATAGGCATTATTTCATTTAATTTATTTTCTAATGCAATTTTAAAAGCTGTTAAAGTATCATATCCGATTCTTCTCATTAGAAAATGATTTAGTATCATACACTCAAACTCTTCTTTAGAAATATGAGTAGATAATGGATAATTAAAATCAAATATTTCACTTCTTCCAGTTTTTGCTAAATCTCTAATTTTTGTTTTTTCTTCTTTATCATAATTAACAATACTTTCTAATAAACTGTATACTGTAGGAGGTAAGTTATAATCAGTTGGTGCTGGTGGAAAAATAAATGGATAAAATAACATTAAACATCAACCTCCTCTTTTGTTTCTTCTTCCTCTTTTAATGATGTAGGAAGCCCATCATAATAACTAACCTCTATAGGTTTTTCTAAATACATACTAAACTTTTCATTAATTTTTTCTATAGCTCTTTTACGAGGTTCAAATCTTGAAAATCTACTGGCAATAGTTCCACCTTGACTAGATATTATTTCATCTTTTATAACTCTTTCTTTTTTCTGTTCTTGTAGATTAGCAACTCCAATTAAACGATAAAATTCAGCCCATTCTTTATCTAAGTGTAAATCTATTTTATCAGCAACATAAGGAGCTGGAGCAAGTACTACATTCATATCATCAATATCTACTGAATCATAAGTAACTACATTTTCCATCATTCCATCAATATCAGCTAACATATCTTGTAGAGTTCTTTTTTTATCACTTGTAGTTTTCCATATTCTTGGAGTTCTTTGTTGCACAATATTAACATCTATTGTTCTTTTAGATAAACTAATTCTTTCAGCCATTTGACATATATCTAAGTAAATAGGATAATATCCGTTATTATCATACATAATAACAAATTCATCACTATTTAATCCTCTATAATATGTACCATTAGCAGCTCGTGCCATTATATTTTTAGGCCTTCCATAAATATCAGGTTTACCTTGTACTGTAAAAGGTAAAGCAACTAATTCTTTTAATACATCATCATAGAAAAAAGCAATAGCTCCTTGACTTACTAATATTCTATTAATAAATGCAACATCCATATATTTAGGCAAATTTTTAAACTCAAATACATTTTCTGCTAAAGTTATCATTTCTCTTCTATACATTAAATAAGTTTTCATATTAGTAAGTTGCGAATTAATTAACTTCTTATTCATATTTTATTCTCCTTTCTAAATATTTAATAAAAATAAAGAGAGGGATTTCTCCCTCCCTATAGGAGTAACTAAGCAACAGTTATAATAGCATCATCAGTTATAGTTTTGTCAAATACAGAAGTTGCTGTTACAGTAATTTCTTCTACTGTAGCATTTGCTGGAACTTCTAATTCTCCAGTAGCATAATCAATTTTAACTCCATCAGCTAAAGCGTCATCATCAATACTCCATGTTACAGCTTTATTAGCAAAACCAGTAGTAGCAACTTCTACAGAGAACTTTAATTTTTGTCCTTTAGATACAGTTGCTGTAGATGGAGATACTGTTAAACTTGTAACACTTGGTGCTAAAGTTGTAAATAAACAACAGTTAGCAAATGGAGAAGTAGATATAACTTCTTGAGCATGTAAGAAAATATTTCTGTCTAGGGTAGTAGGATTTACCCATTCAATTTGACGTTTTCCGTTTACTTCTGGATTAGTATCTAATGCTCTATGATAATCCATGAAGAAATCTCTTGAGAATAAGAAACCTAAAATAGTAGATAATTTAGTCTTTTCATCTTCTGTAAATGGAACATATGCTTCTTCTAATAATTCAGCAAGACGTTCCTCATCTTCTTCAGTAAAGGAATCAATTAATGCTAAATTTGTTTTAGTCTCAGCCTCATTTCTAAAGAAAGAAGTCGCAAGCACTGAGGTTGAAGTAATTGCTTCTCTATCCCCATCTAACATTAAAAATTGATCTTCAAACTTAGTAGCACGTCTTACTCCAGCTGGATTATAATTACGTTTTTTGAAAGTCATCTTATTAGATACGCCTTTCATTCTAGCAATTATATCTCTAGGATCTGTTTCTGTAATTTGTACAGATGTAATAGTACCATCTAAACATCTTCTCATAATTTGATATTTATCAACTAGCCATTTATCATAATCATAAGTTTCATATAAATTAGATACAGTTTCTTCAATAAATTTTAAAAGTCCATTTTCCTCATCATCAAAAGCCATTAAAAGAGCAGATTCATTAACAGTTGTTTCCCATACTTTTTGAAAGTTAATTTCATGCATATATTGATATACATCTGGAACAGCTGTTTCTAAAAATTTCTGTTTATTAGCATAGTTTTTATTATAATCAAATACTTTAGCCAAATCTTGGATAATTTCTCTAATCTGTTGACCGAATCTAAGCATTCCTTTATCAGTAAAACTTTGCCATGGATTATTCCAACGATTTTCTTTAATTACTGTTAAACCTATTAAGTTAATAGTATTAATGAAAGCATTTTTATATCTTTCATTATCCATAATTAATTTACCAATAGGCTTAACAGATTCTCCTTGCACTGGTAAACTAATTTCTTCTGAAAGTTCTGGGTTTTGATTAATAATAAAACTCAAAATTTCAGCATTTGAAGTAGCTTTTAATATTGGCATAATATCCCTCCTTTATATTTCTCTAATATCAATTACTTCTTTTTCTTTTAAATCATCAGGTTTTTCTTCTGTATCTGTACTAGTTGCTGTATAAAATCTCTCTTTATACTTATTTTTTACATCTTCATATTTTTCTTTTAAATCTTTCATTTCAGTTTTTAAAGTTTTTAACTCTTCTGATTCTTCTGGAGTTATAGAATCTGTAATATCTTCCATAAGAGAAATCTTAACTTCATCATCCAACTCTAAATCATTGATTCTAGCTGATAATTCTTCAGCACTATACTTAGCCATATCATCTATCCTCCTTTGCCTTAAATATATACTAATTAAGGAAAAATGTCAAATAGTTGTTTCATTTCTTAATTTTCTAGCATAAATATACCATGGAAATTTTTTTCCCTCTTCTTCAGTTGGAGTAGGAGTTGGAGCAATATATTCCCTCCAATTATAATTATATCCTTCAATAATAGTTGTATTATTTACATAACAAGCATCATATATATGCATTTCATTTCTTAATTGCCAGTTATTATTAGGTGGTACTTGTTCCCAACCTGCATAAGCTCCTCTAGCACATTGAAAATGTAAATGATCTCCAGTTACATTTCCAGCCGTTCCAGTTCTTCCTAATAACTGTCCTTGACATACAGTATCTCCTACATTATGAGGTGGAGTATTGTCATGAGCAACCTCAAACGTAACAATACTTAAACTACCGTCAGCAAGATGAACTGGATTTACACTTTGATATATTCTATTATTTCCAGAATTAGTAGTAGCTACACATCTACAAGTACAAGGTGCATAATAAGGACAATGATACACTCTCCCTAAACTATTCCATCCTAAAAAATCCATTTGAAATGTACCAGCATGACTAAAATCTCCACCCTCTGGCTGTGATGCATTCATATATTCCAAAGGAAAAAGCATAACCTCATAACCATCTGGAGCAATTAATGTTTGTAAAGGACTCATTAATACTCTCCCCTTTCATACATTGGATAATTAGTTATTTTTGTATTTTCTGTTATTCTTACATAACATTCTCCAAAAGAATATGTTTTAATACGTGCTAAATCATATTTAAAATCTAGTATACGATAAGTTAATCCACCATATTTCTTAGGTTTTAATGTAGCAAATTGTTCCAAAGTATCTTCTTTATATACATTTCTTTCTTCTATCCATTCTGGAATATTAATGAAAAGAGGAATATTTTTTAAATCAATATTTTTATTATCATTATAATAACCCTCTATATTAAAAGTATTATTCATATCTAACTCTCCTTTTTACTTATCATATCTTCTATTTTATCTATTCTATCACTCATTTTTTCCATGTTGATCTGCATCTGTACCATAGTTGTACTTATTTTACCCATAGTTTCGTTAATTTCTTTTACATATGTAAACACAAAATATACAAGTACTATAAAAGATGCAATTCCTAAACCATTATCACTCACAACCTTTATAATTTCTTCCATAAAATAAAACACCACCTTTCAATATTAATATATCAAAAAGTAGTGTTTTATTCAATTAATCTTTATTTAATTAATCTTTAACAATTACAGCTTTTAACCATTTTCCACCTTTTTCAGTTGGAACTGATTCAACAAACTTAATTTTCATAGGATTTTCTTCTGTAGGCCATCCTTTTAATGTACAAATAAAATCTAATGAATTAAAGAAATTATTACTTCCAGTAACATAAATATCTCCATCTTTATCAAAAAGTAAAGTAGCATGTTTCTTTCTATTAACAACTTCTCCATCCTGATTAACATCTTCAAAAGTTCTTTGTGTTACATAAACTCCTATACAATTTATAATTTTACCTACATTATCTTTTACATATTTAACATTTTCTTTATCTTGACTTGCTAATAACTTATCAATATTTTCTTCTTTATTTAAATCTAATGTAAATAAAATCTTTTTATTATCATCCTTTCTAACCTCAATAGGTTGATTTTCTTGCTTTAATAAAGCATTTTCCATAAACAATTCCTCCTCTGGTACTTATAAGTACCATAGAATAGATATAACGGTAATGAAGATTTTATTTTTAGAGTGATATCAATTAGGTATATCTTCAAACTAATATATTTAACACTTTTTTTAGACCTGTCTTATATCTACTCTATGCTACCTATAAATAGATAGCATAATACTATTAATGAGTGGATCATATCCACCTAATAGAGATATATGAGAGGTTAGCTAATATATCCCTATTAGCTAGATATGATTCTAGCTAATTATTTTATAACTTCATATTTAATTCCTTGTAATTTTAAGCACAATATTATTAGATACATTAATAATTTGCTATTTGTTCTATGTAATGTTTTGCAAACTTCTATTTTCTCAGAAGTTAAAGTTTTATATTCATATTCTATTATTTTATATTTATAATATTTCATTATTTATTTCTCTCTTTCTACTCTAACAATTTTTATAATTTCATGTCTTAAATTAAATTCTAATTCTTCTAATAATTCAATATCTTTCATTAATCTTTCATTATTATTTTTTATTAATCTTTTTTCAACATCATAATAAGATTCACCAAAGGCAATTTCATTATCTTTTATTTCACTAACTTTAAGTGAATTATCAGCTCTAAAACTGTTCAACATATCATAATATTTATCTGTTACATCTTCTAAAATTTTCACTCTTTATTCACCTCTTAATTCTCTCAAATAATCTATATATTTAACTAACAAACTACATTCTTCTGGACCTAATGAAATATCAAATATATCATTAGAACTTCTTAATAATTCTAAAATAATAATTAATTTTTTACGTTCTTGATCATTCATAATATAACCTCTCTTTCATAATTTAATAATACCATATTAATAATACCCCGTCAAGCCCCAACTAACAAAAAATATTATTTTATTAAAACAAAACATTGATTTTACGACAAGT